TGAAGGATTTAGGTCAGAGCAATTAATTAATCAAACAGGATTATTATTAGAGCAACAAAATCTTGAAAAGACAAGAATACAAAATCAAAGTCTTTTATTGATTGCTCAAAAGAAAGCTAATGCAGATTTAATAGTTGATGAATTAGATAAGGCTCAACAAAAAAGAAAGATTTTAGATGAGGAGGCAAACGTTGAATTAAAGCGATTACAAGATAATATTAACATAGCTGGTTTAGGAACTCAAGCAAGGGTTGATGCAGAAATTGAATTTGCAAATAAGAAACAAGAAATTGAGGTAAATAAATTAATTGCTGATAATGAGATTAGAACGATTTATTATAATAGGCAATTAGAGGATTTACAATTTATTCAAGAAAATGAACTTGCTAAATTTGATGCTAAACGTGAAGCGGTTGAGGCTGAAAAAGAATTAATTAATAAGCAATACAAAGACAAGTTAATAAGTGAAAGGGAATACAATAAAAGAGTAAAAGAATTAAGTCTGCAAAGAAAGGAAATTGATAGAGCGGAACGTGTACAAAAAGAAGAAAACGCTAATGCAATCGGTGGAATATTAGGCGCATTATCAGGATTGGCAGAGCAAGGAACTGCGTTACAAAAAGGATTAGCTTTGGCTCAGGTAGGAATTGACACGGCTACTTCTATTTCTTCTTTAATGGCAGTTTCAGAAGCAAACCCATTAAATACTTTAACTTTTGGAGGTGCTGGTATTGCTCAATATGCGGCAGGTATTATTAGAATACTTGCAAACGTTGCTCAAGCTAAAAGTATTTTAAGTGCAGTTCCAGGTGGAGGCTCAGCGCCAAGTACAAATATTTCCGTACCTACGGCAGAAGCGCCAGTAACTCCAAGTTTTACTCCTAATGCACCAACTGCTTTAGACCAAACTTCAATTAATGCCATAGGAAATATTAATACACGGGCATACGTTGTCGAGTCAGATATTACGGGAAGTCAAAAAAGAATACGGAGAATCGAAAACTCTGCAAGAATTTAAAAACAAATAATATGAAATTACCAATTTATCAATTAGAAATAAGCGAGGATTTAAATGACGATGTCGAGGTTGACTTTGTTGCTTTAGTAGATAGACCAGCAATCGAAAGAGATTTCCTAAAGTTTAAAGAAGACAAGGCTAAATTTGTTATTCAGTCCGAAGATAGAAGAATCGTTTCGGGTGCTTTGATGTTGGCCGATACTCCTATTTATCGCAATGACCAAAATGGCGAGTACTATGTTACCTTTACTAAAGATACGATTGAGAAGATAGCGCAAAAGTTTTTTAAGAAAGGTTATCAGTCAAACGTAAACTTAATGCACGATGAGGCTTTAGCAGTTGAAGGGGTAACGATGTATGAATCGTTTATCGTAGATTCATCACGGGGAGTTATGGCAATGAAAGGATTTGAGGATGCACCTGAAGGCTCTTGGTTTGGTAGCTTTAAAGTTGAAAATGAATCGGTTTGGAATAAGATTAAATCAGGCGAGTTTAAAGGATTTAGTGTTGAGGGCATATTTAATTATAAGAAAGAAAAGCAACCAATGAGCGTAGAGGAATCGCTATGGTCTGAGATATGTTCGATTTTAGAACAAGTTAAATGATAAAGTATTAACAAATAAGTATTTATAATCAAACAATAGTAAAAACAATTTATGAACGTTTCAGAAGCAATTGAAAAAATTAAAGTTATGTTAGCGGATAACTCCGTTGAGCAAACTGAAGAAATTGCACCTGAGCCAGCGACTCAATTGGTATTCGAAACTTATGACCTTAAAGATGGTAGTAAGATTGACTTATCAGCATTAGAGATTGGCGCAGATGCTATGCTTGTTGACGATTCAGGTAACTCAGTTTCTGCTCCCGATGGCGAGTATGAATTAGCTGATGGTACTATGATGACCGTTGTTGGTGGTAAGGTTGAAGGAATTGAAACTCCTCAAGCCGAAGAACCAACTTCAGAAGAAGCTCCTATGGAAGCCGATTCTCAATTTGATGAAATGAATGCTACTATCACTTACTTGCAAGCCGAGAATGAGGCTTTGAAAAACAAGTTGGGAGAATTAGAAAGCAAATTTAATCAAGGATTTAGTGAAATGTTAAGCGTATTGGAAGGATTTTCTAAGACTCCAGTAGCCGACCCAATCCAAAATCCAAAAAACAATTTTAGAATCGTTGAGCCAAAGGCTGACAAAATAGAGCGATTCTTGGAAAGAGTTAAAACTTTAAATTAAAAATTTTAAAAAACAAAAATTATGGCATTTGTTGTAAGTACATTAACGGATTACGCCAAAGAAAACGAAGCTTTATTAGTAACATCTTCAGTTCTTGGCTCTAAAACTGCTACTTTGATTAAATCTCAAGGAAACGTTTTAGTTGGAGTAAAATCTTCTGAGAAAATTGGTATCATGGATACTGATGCTTTCTTTCAAGATGATAGCGATTGCGGTTTCAACGCATCAGGTACAACTACTTTCACTCAAAGAAGTGTAACGGTTGGTAAAATTAAAGTACAAGAGGCACTTTGTCCAAAAGGATTAGAGTCTAAGTATTTGCAAAAAGCATTATCTGCTGGTTCTATGTATGATTCAATCGCATTCGCTGCTGATTATACTTCTAAGAAAGCATCTCGTATTTCTTCTCAATTAGAAACTGCTATTTGGACTGGAGATACTGCATCTGCAAATGGTAACTTAAATAAGTTTGATGGTTTTGCTAAGTTAGTTGCTGCCGCTTCGGCTTCAGTTGTTCACGCAAACACAACTACTTATTACGGAACTCCTTTGGCTGCTTCTGCTGGTATTACAAGTGGTGTTGTTGTTGCAGTTTTAGACGCAGTTTACAAGGCTATCCCAGCGCAAATCGTTGATAAGGATGACGTTGCAATTTTTGTAGGAAACGATGTATTCCGTACTTACACTATCGCATTAAAAAATTCAAATTTATTCAACTATACTTTTGATGGTCAAGCAACTGGAGAATTAACTTTGCCAGGTACTACTATTAAGGTTATAGCAGTTCAAGGTTTGAACGGAACTTCTAAGATATACGCTGGTCGTATTTCTAACTTGTTCATCGGTACTGACTTATTGAACGAAGAGGAGCAATTTGAATTGTTACATGACCCTTATGCAATGAACATTAAGTTCATGGCAGCGTTTAAGTTCGGTGTGCAGTTTGCATTCCCTGATGAGATGGTTGATTTCATCTTAGCTTAATAATCTTACAAATAAGTTCGGGGAGTATCGCTTGGATGCGACTCCCCTAATTTTAACACTTTAAAGAAAAATAATTATGCCGTGTGCTTTAACTCAAGGATATTCTTTAGATTGTCGTGACTCATTAGGTGGAATAACAGAAGTGTATTTTATCGAAAAAGGAAATATTAGTGCAATTACCGTTGCTTCGGGTTCGGTTTCAGCATTAACTAAAGTAGCTACTAAAAGATTTTGGAAATACGAATTAGTACCTGGTACTGCTTCATTGACTGAAAACATTAATGCTAATGTCCAAAATGGTACGGTTTTCTATGCTCAAGAACTATCGATAGTATTGAACAAATTACAAGTGTCAACAAGAAATGAAATTCTTTTGTTGGCTCAAAATACGTTGTTATGTGTTGTAAAAGACAATAACGATAACACTTGGTTGTTAGGTCGTGTAAACGGAATTAACATCACTGGTGGGAACGGTGCAACGGGTACTGCTCAAGGAGACCGTTCAGGTTACACTTTGACTTTCTCCGCACAAGAGAAAGAATTAGCCCCAACGGTAGCATCAGGAGTTTATAATGCCTTGACTACTCCAGGTTAATAAGATAGTCGTTTGGTTGACGGGTAAGGGGGAGGCTGATGCTTCCCCTTTTTTTATATAAGAAATTTTGTTAATGCTATTTATATTTGATGATACATTTAATCAAAGGTCAAGTCAATAAAATAATATTAACATTAAGCGAGAAGGCAACTCTTACTTCGCCTAATTATTTATTCTATTTTAAGTCAAGGAATACAAATGAAACGGTGGCATTTGTGATTTTAAACAATGCCGATTTATCTACTTACCCTGAAAGATTCAACGCTTTTAATATAACGGTAAGTTCTTATTTTGCAACTAAATTACCTGGCGAATGGTCATATCAGATTTATGAGCAAACTTCAACTTCCAATTTAATCCCATC